AACAAACGGTAGGGAAAAGGACAACTTATGCACAATTTATATTTAAAACATCTGGTTAAAAATACACTGGGAAAATATATGGCTAATATTTTTATCTTCAAATGTAATGTTTGTCAACACTATACTAAAATCCCTATTGACCCGAATCAAATAAAAAATGGTATTCATGTAAGGTGCGCTACTTGTAGTTCACCATATTTAATAAAAAGGAGAGTTGATAGTAAAAAAGTATTTAATGGCGCAATAATGGGTGGAATTGCAGGGGCAGCTTTGGGAGAAGTGCCTGGTGCAATCATCGGAGGAATAATTGGTGGTATATTAGGTGCTGCGGACTCGACTGCTGCAACGAATGACGAGGTTTAAGGTTTAGAACATGTTTTTGCAATGGGTAAGAATGAGTTTAATACAGCGGTCAGTGTCCCTATGGAGTTGTTTTTTGAAGCGGAAGAGAAAAAAAAGAGTTAAAAAATTGCTGAAATTTAATTATCTATTAATATTATCAGAATTATGAAGAAAAAGGGCATTAAAACCCTTTTTTAAAATAAAATTGCAGTTCCGCAAAAAAAGAAAACTAAAAAAATTTTTTAGAAAGGCAGGAAACTGAATATGAGCAGACAGAGACTCAGCTGGGATGCAGAGAAGGTCGCTGAGATTCGTAAGACAGCGGATCCCTATACTATGAACCAGGAACGTCACAATCCTCCGGCATCAAAATATGATGTTGGTGATTCATATGCTTTTGGTGAAGAGCCCGATATGAAACATCGTTGGGAAGCTGAAGGCAGGACTGAAGATGGACATCCGGCTCCGCAGCCGGCAGCCCGTGAAGCAGTTGTACAGGCAAAGAAACTTGAGGACAAAGCTCTTAAGTGTCTCACCATTGCACAGCGTATGCTTCCAGGTGCAGAAGATATTAGTGTTGAGGATCAGGCCACTGATCTTATGTTCCTTCCGGAACGTGCTATTCTTGCTACTCTCCAGCGTCAATCAGATGTAGCGACGAAAATCGCCGGGGAAAAGAAAAAGGAAGACGAAGAGGAAGAAGTAGAAGCAGCTAAGAAATGTGACGATGAGAAGAAGGAAGAGGAAGTAGAAGCTGCGAAGAAAGAAGATAAGAAAGAGGAAGAAGAAGTTGAGGCTGCAAAGAAAGAAGAGCCGAAAAAAGATGAAACGACTCCTCCGGCAGAAGTGAAAAAGGCTGTTGAAGAGAAAAAAGAGGAAAAGAAAGAAGAGACGAAGAAAGAGGAAGTCGAAGCAGCGAAGAAAGAAGAGCCGAAAAAGGAAGAGGAAGAAGTAGAAGCAGCTAAAAAAGAAGAGCCGAAAAAGGAAGAGGAAAAAGTTGTGGAAGAGAAGGAAGCCTCAGATAAAGATCTTCTGGACATCCTTTTCGACCAAGTTCCCGAGCCTAAAGTCGGGGCCAAAAAATTAAGTGGTCTTGTAAAGCAGGCATCGAGTGGTGACCCCCTGGACAACCTGTGGGATGCTCCGCCCGACGTGTCTGCAGCGTTTAGATAAAAGTCGTTAAACAATTAAACTTAACAGAAAGTAGGTGAATTCTACTATGGCGACACAATTTCAAGCCAGCAACCCGTCCCCAGATAGTCATCTGGAAGTACTGTACAGGCAGACCTACAATAGCATTGGCAACATCGTTGAAAGTGCTACTCTCGGTATTTATGGTCTCACGCAGAACAACCGGGGACCGTCCACGCAAGCTACTAAAAATACCCGTTTGGATTCAAATACTCCTACCGGAATATTGGCAGGTAGTGTAGTTGCGGTGGTGGACAACGGTTCAGATGCGAATGTGTGGATCGGCCCTTGTGTTGGCGACAGCACGACAACCTTTGATAAGGCAGTCGGTATTGCAGTCAATGATGCAGTGGGAAACCCATATTCGTCCAGTTCAGCAGTTGGGTCCGGAAAAATCGTTTATTGTCATGGCACCGGCACGGTTATCCGTACCGATCGTTATGAAGCAGTAGAAACAAACGGTTCGACTGATCCAGGGTATGCAGTTGGTGATAAGCTTTATGCTTCTCAGAACGGTTTACTCACGAACAAAAACGGTCTTGCCAACAGTTTTGCGGGTGACGCTACGTCATTTGCGACGTTGATCGGAATTCTTCTGAATTGCCCGAATGCAACAGATCGTTACATGCAAGTTCAACTTAGAATCTAAGAATGGAGGTGAAGTCTCATGCCAGAACAAATCAGCAATGAAGTAAAACAGCAGATTATCGGCGACTATATGAAAACCGCCGCTGGTCGTGCAAAGCTTGCCGCGTCTATGGTCCAGCCTTTACGGCTTCGTAGAGACTACACCTCCGTCGGCCGCAAGACCTTTTTGGTCGAGCAGCTCCCGGATGGTGCATTGCCAATCTACGATAAAGATCCTAACGTTACAGCTTTTGTCGTCGGTGAGGAAGGGCAAAATATTCTTGCCATTACGAAACCGAGAAGGGTTATATTCCCACTTTTTGAAGTCTCTTCTAACCCGGAAATTCCGCTGACCCAGATCAAAGAGCGTCGGTTCGACTTAATCGAACGTGCCCAAGATTTGGCGAAGGCCCAGATCCAGGCAGAGGAAGATACCCGTGTTTTCGACGTCCTCGATGCAGTTGCAACTGCTGGCTTCGACAACATTGGTGCCACGAACAAAGATGTTCCGTCCACAGCACCGGTAACACCGTCAGACTTGGCAGATGCTTTTGCCAGAGTTGAACGGTTTGACCTGAGAGTCGCCCGCATCTTCGCAAATGCCCTTGACTATTCAGATATTAGACGCTGGGGCAGGGATATTCTTGACGTGGAGTCACAGGCAACACTGCTCAAGACGGGTCTGCAGTCCATCCTTTGGGGTGCTCAGATCATCGTTTCGAGAAGGGTTCCGACTGGCTACATGTACGTGTGTGCAGAGCCCGAGTTCTTCGGCAGAATCCCCGTCCGTACCGAGCTTTCGGTCCTTTCAGCGGATGATCCGAAGAACCGTACCATAGGCTTCTCGTGCTTCGAGAACCTTGGTATTGGTTGTCACAACCCACTGGGTCTGTGCAGAGTTGCGATTTCTCGATAAAAGATTTCGATAACTCTTTTATATTCAGGCTGTTGGAAACTATCCAACAGCCTGTTTTTTTAACCTACCCACGATCCTAAACATATCACTATTAAATATACCTATAATAATTTCAACTCAAGTGATAAATTTGATCCACAAATTTCAAAAATTTTAAACATTTGTTGCACTCTGTGCCTATTTTTATATTATATTTAATAATATGAGTCATAATAAATTTTCTGATGAACAGTTGATAAATCTTCTTGTTAACAAAAAAATGACAGATCGACAGGTTGCTAATGAATTAAGGATTAGTAGAAATACAGTTGCTGCTCATCGAAGAAAATTAAATATTCCAATAAAAAATAAAAATCCTTCCTGGAAATATGTTTTAACTACAGAACAAGAAACAAAAATTCAATCTTTGTATGTTTTAGGAAAAAATGATTATGAAGTCTGTGAAGAAACTCACATTGGAAGAGCTCGTTTGCGAAAATGGCGACAACTCCATGGAATTAAATCACAAACAAATAAAAAAGGATTAACAGACGTACAAGCAAAAGAATGTTTAAAACAAAAAAAACTTGGAAAAACCTTCAAAGAGATATCTCAAAATTTTAATGTTAATCCTTCCTCCATTCGTCGTTTATTGCATAGATTTGGTTATGATTTTAAATCAAGGAATAGACCCCGCCCGGTTGATATTGAAAATTATAAATTAACCCCAAAACAACTCTCTGTGCTTATTGGGGATCTTTTTGGTGATGGGAATATTGCATCAGTTTCGGATCAAATGGCATATTATCAATGTTCCCATAAAACGGCTCAGGAATCCTTTGTTGTTTGGAAATTTAACATTTTGAAACCTCTCAGTAATAAGTTAACTTTTTTTGACATTAAAAATCCTTTACAACCGGATGCGGATCGCAAAGGATATTTTCATATGTCTACCTGGTCTACAAGAGAACTAAAATTTTGGAGAGATCAAATTTATCCTTCTGGCAAAGGAAATAAAAATTTAACTGTAAATTTAGCCAAATTGTTAGATCCTATAGGACTCGCAGTGTGGTATATGGGTGATGGAAGTCTGACTCGTAATCGGGCTTCAATCACTGCCGGCGTTTATCTTGATATGCAGCCTATTGTTGACATACTTAATTTAAAGTTTGGAAATCTTTTGAGAGCAAAATTATATGAAAAACAATGGACTATTTTTATTGAAGATAACGAAAAGTTTTTCAAACTTGTAGGACAGTATATTATTCCAAATATGGTTTATAAAGTCCCTGTGGGTTGTCAAAAATATTGCGTCCCTGATCTGGTAGATTTTGGTTATATATATGGAAATGCAGATTTTACTAAAAAAAAGTTTAGTTCTCTTAGTTTTGATCAAAAATCTTTTTTAGTTGAGGATACTGTTCAATTTTATCTTCATAGAGGATTTCCTTATCCAAAATATTCTGAGGAAGAACGACATAAAGATTTTATGCTTTTAATGAGTCATAATGCAGAAGTGGTAAACGGTGTTTTTAAGCCAAATATGAATATATTTGGTAATAAATTGTGCAATCATTTTTTTTCTCATCGTTTTAATGCAAAGCGGTATCATACTGATGCTCTATCTATTTGGGGAACATCAGAATTTTCTAAGTTTATTGAGACTAGATATAAAAATTTTAGAGCTCCTTTCTCAGATTCAACGATACGAACAGGAATTTCTCTTAGAGGTTTACCTCGAAATTTTAATCCTGCAATTGCCAAATATATTTATAATAACTATTTGCCTGATAATGGTTCCACATTAGATTTTTCGGCAGGGTATGGGGGTCGATTACTAGGATATCTAGCCTGTGGAAAGGGGTCAAAATATGCGGGAGTAGAGCCACTGTCTGAATCTTTTTTAGGATTAAATAGGCTTGCTGAGGATACAATACGATGGACAGATCTTTCAAAAGAAACCATTAAATTTATTCATAGTCCATTCGAAAAATTAACTTTTGAAGAAAATTTTGATCTAATATTTTCTTCTCCACCATTTTTTGGTCTAGAAATTTATGGTAACGAAGATACCCAGAGTATAGAACAATATCCAAAATACAATCTCTGGTTAGAAAACTTTTGGTTTAAAACTCTTAAAATTTGCTATGATTGTTTAAAACTTCATGGTTATCTTATTTTTTCTTTATCTAATTATTTAAAATATAATATTATTGAAGATACGATTCAATTTTTAAAAAATTTTTCGCTTGTTTCTGAGCCTGCACTGAAAGTATATTATCATAATGTATTTTTGAAATCAGACAAAAGTGAAACAATTTTTATTTTTAGGAAAAGCCAATAATTTATGCATCTTAAAGACATGGCAGAATATTTAAAGAATCA